TTGTGCACCGTTGTATACTTTTGAGCCTTTAGGTAAATAAGCGGTAGTATCTGTATTAGGTGTGATTACACGTTTACCATTAGGGAATTCAATCATTTCATTTCTAAAACCATTGGGACCATTACCGCGTCCTTTATCTCCAACTGTAGCGAATGTATCACGTGCAATCTTACCGTTTTTAACTAACCTTGTAGTAGTATGTGTGTGCTCTGTACCAGTGTGTAACTTCGGTATTTTGTCCATACCCAACTTACCACCGACCCAGTTTAAACCTTCAATTAATTTATTAAGACCTCTTTTAACAGCGTCTACCATACCACCGATATGATCTTTAATTTTACCAATGATAGATTTTAAACCGTCACGCATGCTTCCAAAGATGTTACGCACTCTATCCCATAAGCGACCAGCTATACCTACAGTGTTATCTTTAATAGAGTTCCAGATGTTTGACATCCAATTTCTTAATTTAGTAAATATATCTTTCGTCGCATTCCATAAACTTGTGAATTTAGACCTTACACCCGTAAATAACGAATGAGCCTTGCCGACGGTATTGCTTTTGATATTATTCCACGTACTAGATAACCAGTTTTTCATATTAGTGAAAATAGATTTAACACTATTGAATAAGAAACCAAAAATACTTTTTGTTGCATTCCAAATTGCCGATAATGATTTCTTGAAAACGCCTATTATAGCAACCCATATAATAGTTATTAAACCTTTAAGTAATCCACCAAAGTATCTCACTACACCTAGAATTTTACCTACAAACCACAGTTGTATTAAATTCCAAATTAACTGCACAGTACCTTTCAGTATCATTACAATGCCGTCCCAAACGCCTCGCCAGTTTCCTGTGAAAAGACTAGAGAACACTTTGATAATACCCAAAATAATATTAATAGCCCCTTGTATTACACTTTTGATATTTTCCCAAGTGCTGACAATCAAAGCTTTAACCGCCGGCCAAATAAATTGCATCACTTGCCAAATCGCAAACATGATTGGTTTAATAATAAAGTTAAAAATAAATTCAAAGGTTGCTTTAATGAAACCAGCTATATTTTGCAAAGCTTGTGTTATTTCTGAGCCGTTCTCTTTCCAGAAAGAGGCTAATTGAGCGCCTATCTCTTTGGCGAAACCAACGATTGCATCAACTACTTTAAAGAAAGTTGTTCTAATCGTATTAACTACATTTTGTATTCCTGCTACAGTTTCGGGCGGAAATATCTTCTCTAGGGTAACCGCGCCTTTACTATCACCTTTGAATAAATCAAAGAAACCTTGTAACGCTAGTTTAGCTGCTTTAAATGCGTTTGCTACACCAGAGATTGCCTGATTTACAATATTTCTAAAAGTTTCTGAACGTTTATAAGCTTGATAGAAAGCTATGCCAATACCAACTAATGCACCTACAATTAATGTTATAGGTAACGTTAAACTGGATATCGACACACCTAAAATCGGAAATAGTTTAACAAGTGATGCGATTTTAGTTCTTAAAAACGCGAATATACCACCAGCTTTATTAACGTTTATTAACAAGGGTCCTAAAACTGTCATTGCATTCCCCATCACGCTGATAAATAAACCGAACATAAAAACTAAAGGACCTAAAACTGCTGCAAATAATCCAAACCCAACAACCGCTAATTGAATTGACGTTGGTAATTTAGTAACCCATGTCACTACTTTGCTAAAAGCACTTACTATAATCTTTAGTGCTGGTTCTATTCTGTCATAAATCGTTAAGGCTAGTTCTTCTAATTGCGACCTTAAAGTTCTTAATTTCCCACCTAAACCAGACTCCATTGTCTCAGCCATCCTTTTAGATGCGCCGCTAGATGAGTCTATAGATTTGGTTAACTTTTGATAGTCTTCATCAGAAGCATTTATAATCGCTAATGCTCCCGACATCGCTTCTTTACCAAATATTGTAGCGGCAGAACTAGCTTGTTGGTCTTTTGAAAGATGTTTGAATTTCTCCCTCAGTTGATCTAAGAGCTTTCGCATAGGAATCATTTCGCCGTTACTGTCTGTAATAGATATTCCTAAACGCTCCATTTCATTCCCCATAGCTCTAGTCGGACTTGAAAGGTTGGTAAACATTGTTCGTAAAGCTGTACCTGCTTTCTCACCTTTGATACCAGCATTACTCATTAAACCTATCGCAATAGATGTATCTTCAATCGTGTAACCTAACGCACCTGCTACAGGAGCAACATATTTAAAAGCTTCTCCGAGCCCTCTAACATCCGTATTTGCTTTTGAGCTAGTTTGTGCTAAAACATCTGCGAAATGACCACTATCTTTTGCTTTTAAACCAAATGCAGTAAGTCCGTCAGTGACAATATCACTAACTGCGCCTAAATCTTCGCCTGATGCTGCCGCTAAATCCATAACACCACTTAAACCTTCCATCATTTGCTTAGAATCCCAACCAGCAAGTGCCATGTAATTCAATGCTTCAGCAGAATCTGATGCGCTAAATTTTGTAGTCGCTCCTATTTCTCGCGCTTTTTTCTTTAAAGCCTCAAACTCTTCGCCTGTAGCACCTGAAGTTGCTTTAACTTTTCTCATACTGTCATCAAATTCAATACCTTTTTTAGCAGCAACAGCAAACCCAGCAACAACCGGTGCGGTTACATACATAGTCATGTTACGGCCTACATTTTTCATACTGTTACCAATTTCTTGAAGTTTAGGACCAAAATTATTAAAGTTATTTCCGAGTTTACCCATCGCACTGTTTAACGCTTTTTGTTCTCTTTGCATGTCTTTTAATTCTTGTGTGGCTTGGTTTAACTCTCGTTCATATTGGTTTAATTTAGCGTAAGCTTCATTGTATTTAGCAGCCGCAGCTTGTGTCTTTGCACTGTTTTCACCAGTTTCTTTACTAAGTTTGTCATAACTATCTTTCAGCTCTTTAGTAATCTGGGCTTGAACTTTTTGTTTTTTACTCAAACCTTCGACTTTTATCTTCGACTTTTCTAATGAATTATCATATCTAGAAAATTGTGATAAATTAGCCGAAAGCTCACGCGAAACCATTTTCATTTGCCTATTTAAACCTGTCACACCTCTATTGAATCCAGAACCATCTAAATCAACCTTTATAACCATATTACCTATAGGATTAGGCATTTAAAAACCTCCTTTCTTCCAAGATGTAAATAAAAAATCAACCTTTAAAGGCTGATTAAAAAATATCTTTAAAACTTTTCGCAGTTCGCTTTGTTTCAATCTTCGATTCGACAATGTCTAAAAAGAAGTGTATCGGCATATTTGCCACTTTTTCTGCATCCATACCATTTTCTATCAAATCTTTAGCTATTTTCCTGTAATTGTTATAGACAGCTTCAGGTGTTAAATCTTCTTTTCTTACTTCTGATTCTCTGTCACGAACTTTTTTGTATCACTAGGTTCCCCGCCTGTGATACGTCCAATTAACTGTCCAATCTTTTCAATACCTTCTTGACCATTTGGCAATCCTTTTTGAAGTTCTATACTAGTGAATTGATTGTCAAAAGCTTCAACAATGAAATCCAAAACTTCTTCTAGCACTTCCATTTGTAAAGCCATGTTGTCTTCGATTTCTTCTTGTTTATTTTTGTATTCTTCTTGTTCTGTCACGCTTAAGTTATTAAATTCTTCTTCTGTTAACTCTTTAAAATCAGAACCCTTAAACGCTTTGTTAAGTTTTAAACCTAATTTTGAACCTTGAATTGTTTCAAACAAAGTAATAATTGGTTTTGCTAAATATTTTTGATATTGAGGCTTTCCTGTTTTTGTAAATCCTGTAATTAATTCAATTGATGTACGTTCCATTATTAATTTCCTACTTTCTTTTTTAGTTTGGCCAAAATAAAAAGAGGGCGTTAAGCCCTCACGTTTACATTTCTAAATTAGATTGTACTGTAACTTGCACTGTGTCGGTCTTCTTGCCTGAAGTCGCAGTAACGGTTGCGCTACCTTCCGCTAAACCTTTAACAAGCCCTGATGACGAAACGCTAGCATACGTTTGTCCTTCAGTTACTGCATAAGTCACTTTCTGTCCAGATGGTTCAGTTGTAGCTGAAAGTTGTTTTGTTTCATCAACTTTTACCGTAACTTGTTCATCGCTTATGTTTACAGATTTTACTTCAACTTTTTCAGTTTTTTTCATTTCTTTTTCTACAGATTCTGTAGTTTGTTCACCACGACTAGACATGAATTCATCATAAGTTTTACCAAATGTCTCCATGAATACATAGTCACGACCTGTAGTGCTTCCTTTTGCATCATAACCAGTGACATGTGAACTTTCATCAAACAAACGATCAATAAAGTTACCTTCTACATCGTCATTTTGGAATTCAACCTTATCTTGTTTTGTTTGACCTTTGATGCTTGAACGTGTGAATTTACCTTTGAATAGACCAACCCATTCAGAAGACTCATCATGATTACGTCTTTCGAACACAATTGCTACATCTGGTGGAATATCCTTAGCTCCATATTTATAACCGCCTGTACCTTTTTTAGCACCATTCAAGAATGCTTTATCGTCAGCAGGAACAGTAACAAATGTTGTTTTAACACTCAATTTACCATTAGATACAGCAGTTGCAGCAACCATATCATCTCCGTAATCTTCTTCAGTATCTTGTGGTCTATCTACTTCAATCTCTTTTAAAAATCGAATTCGTGTCCCAGCGCCTGTTTCCCATTCTTTTTCAGTATCTTTTAAAATCGGCGCATAATAAAAATTAGATACACCAATCGCAATACCTGAAACGCCAGTATCCGCAAAGTGTTGTAAGTTTAATTTTAAAAATCTTGGTGCTTGTTTCAATTTTTCAATCATTTAATTTTCCTCCAATTTCATTGATAAAATCGAGCCTTTTGCTCTTATAATATGTCTGAATGACATGACGTCACTTTCGTATAACGGTTCTCTATAGTAACTTTGAAAATTCGCTTTCTTTAGCGACTCTACTATTTTTTCAGCCTGTTCATTCGGTTCATCCTCAGACCACCAAATATCAATTTGATAATTATACTCCCTAGTAAATTCACTATCATCAGCGTATTCATCAGGGTTAAATGGTAGTGGGTATATCCGCACAATTGGCTTATTGGTTTTTTCGTGAAAATGGTCATCTACTGTATAGTTAAATACATGTGATTCTTCTGTAACATTTTCTTTAATAATTGTATTTCTAATCAAATTAGTAATGTTAATCATTTTTGCAACCTCTTTGCAGTAGCAATCATTGTTTTTAAAACTTTATCTTTACCCTGTTTCTCAGTTTTGGTTATGAATAGTTGCGGACTTTGGTACATCGTTCCGAACTCTGTTGCATGAATACGATGAGAAACACCTTTTGTATAACCTACTGTAACTATTTTCTCGCTTGAGTCTCTATCTGTTTTCACATTAGAGACACCTATATGTTCGCGAGCGTGTTTTTTGGTGTCAGCGAAAGGTGTATTACTTTTTAAAAGTGGGACTAATGACATAGCCCCAGCTTTAATAATCGCATTGCCGTTCAGATTCATTTTTAAAACTGCATTCTTTAAACCCTGTTCAATGGTGTTTTCCTCAATTTTAGCTCCCACTATATAACCACCTCACCATACACACGTAGATAAGATTTATCTTGATAATCCGATTTAACATACTTAATGTTATATCTTTGGCTTTCGTGCGTAATGTAATGTTTGTTTGAGGGTTTATAATCGCCTCTAGGATCTCTGATAATAATAGTTTTTATAAATTTACTACCTGTATTCAAGTTGGTCTGTGTATCAGATTCTTTAGCTTCTCGTATACATGCATAACATGAATATAAAACTTTCGACTTTGGTTTTGCTGGATTACCATTTACTCGTTCGCTGATATCTTGGCAAAAATCGACACGCTCAGTTAATTTGTTTGAATTAAATTTCATCTTCTTCACTCTCCAAATATCGTTCAAATGAATCTCTCAACTTATGAACAGTACTTAAAACCATATGAGGTGCAAGTGATAAATTTCTATCCTGATAAGCGATACGATTTTCAAAATAATAATTAGCCAAAGGGTATACAGCACGAGTAAAAAGAGGGTTACTTTTAAACCAGTCTTCGTATTCAATATAATCATCTGTAACAGCACTGACTATTTCATAAAAAGCCCAACTATAATAGGTTTCTAGTAATTTATCTTCAGAGTTATGATCTATTTTGCAATGCATTTTTAGTAACTTTAGTTCAGTGGTTGTCAATTGCATCAAATCACCTATTCTTCTTTGACACGTTCTAGTATTACACCGTGTTCTTTCAGCTTTTTGTTGACATAATCAGCACGCTTTACTGTCATTTCAACATGTTTACCGCTTTCCAGATATTCCCCTTTTTCTAAGTCAGTATAAGATTTCTTTACTTTGAACATCGCCATAAGCTTTCACCTCTTTATATATTTTTTAATAGGTACTTACGCTTCTAAACTAACGTCTCCAACATTTTTCGTATCTTCATAATTAATAACAATTGCAGATTTTTCATCTAAGATACGGCAATCTTGACGTACAGCTACCATTAAACATTCACCGAAATGCATGTAATCTGTCCAGCCAGCTTGATATTGTGAACGGTCAAACAATACAATTGCATCTTTTAGATTACCGAAAATCAATGTCTCGTTTGCTTTTTCTCCTAACATTTCATCTGGTAAGATTTCAACTTTAGCACCTAGTAAACGTTGTTGCGTTTTTTCTTTAACATCTGGTTGAATTAAGTAATTTCCGTTTTTGTCTTTCATCTTATCTAACTTAGCAAACATTGTTTGAGATACAATAGCAATATTGTGCTCGTAATTTGGTTTGATGTTAAGGTTAACAGCATCTTTCAACCCGTCGATACCTTTTGCAGCAACTTTTTCTAATTTTAATTGCTTGCCACCTTCTCCTTGAGAACCATTTTTCAACACATCAATAATTGCTTGATTACGCGTTGCAGCAATTGTGCGCGCCATCCATAATTTCAATTCTTGTAGTACATTAACTTTGCTATCTTCAATAGATTCACGTGAAATACGGAAGTAACCACGATGCGTTTTAATGTCATAAACCAATTGATAAAACGGTTTAACCGCTAATTCTGGGTTTTCAGCTAATTCTTCAACTTCAGGAAGTGCAGCAACAGATGATTGACGTACAACTGGATACTTACCTGAACCGCTAGGTGCTTTTTTAACTGTGACATACTTATCTAAATTAAATTCGACTTCTTTTAACGTAAGGATATCTGTCACAATCTCTTCCGGAATTAATACGAAACCAGAATCCGTTTTCAAAGAACCGCCTTTAATAGTATTTTCATCACGAGTTTCAAGGTATTCTGAAAAGTCTCTAACTTCTTGTGATGTTACTTTTGTATTTTGAATCGAAATACCTAATTCGTTTATATTCGCTTGTTGTTGATAAGAACGCGCTTCGTTTACAACAACTGGTTGTGGGTCATCCTCTGAACCCCCGTCTTTTTCTTTTAATTTATCTAATTCTTCTTGCTTTTCTTGAATTTGAGAACGTAAATCAGTAATTTCTTGTTCTAATTCTTCTGCTCTTTCTAACTCATCGTTATTAAGCGCTCGCGTTGCATACTTAACTTTCAAATCAATTTGTCTTTTGATGTCTGAAATCTCAGATCGTAACTCTTCTTTTGTTTTCATTTAATTTCCTCCTAAAATTGGCATAAAAAATAGACATCGCTATATTCAGCATGTCCAATGGTTGTATTTGATAATGGTGTTCAACTTCACCAAATCTTATTTAATATTGAATGTTTCTTTAGTCTTAATTCTAATTCTTTTTTACGTTGCTCTTTTTTAATACTTTCAATACTACGTAATGCAGGTTTAACATCCGTATCTTTATACGCTGGATAAGTTACTACAGAGACATCTGTAAGTTTACGAATTGCTGTCAAAGTGCGTTTGTAGATGTTTTCTTGTTCATCAAAACGCATTTCATCGCCTTTGTCGTCAAGCATGAAACCAAACGAACATTGATTAATGTTACCTACGCGCATGTTCTCGTATAAATCACGCGCAAATGTTGTATTTGGCAACTTACAACGATATTTAAGTCCGACATCGTCAGTTTCGAGTTGCAAAGTACCTGACTTTGTCCTACCGATTATTTGCGACGGGATATGATCTACTAAACAACGTACATCAGATAAATCAGTGTTTTCTAAAGCGCGACGCGAAATCGTTTCTTTAAAGCCACCAAGATTTTCAGACCAAGTGTCGAACTTTAAGGCATATCCCTCGATGACCATTTCATTATCATCGTTTGAACGTACTTCAATAATGTTACCAACTCTCGTTTCCTTACTCATTTTCCTCACCTCCTCTTTAGAAGAATGTTGCTCAAAATAATCATGTATGCGTTGTTTGAATATTTCTTTATTAGGCCTGCTGTCATCTTTTTCAAGGCGATTCAAACATTCCTCTTCCGTCGCTTCAACCTCTTCAATATCATAGTCACAATTTTCAAGTTGACGATTTAACGAGTCAGTCATATTGCACGTCAAAAGGTAAAAATTTTCAAAATCTTTATTTGTTTGAGAATCATTTATAAATATTTTTCTGAAACCAGCGATTATATGTTTAGCATTTTCATTATGATCATGAATATCTAAATGAGTAATAGCACGTTGCACCAAATCCCAATCAAACACTACATCCTTGTCTGATAATCTCTTTTGAACCATTGTTGATTTGCCAGCACAAGGCGGACCTTTGATCACAATTAATTTAGCCATTTTCATCATCACCTTTCAGCTTATTATCAATGCGTTTTGATTTATTCATTTGATATTCATCCACCAGCGCAATATTCACATGATTCAAATCAACCCTGTGAATACTTCCGTAACCATCTGGAATCGGTGCCAAGCCATCTCTTTGTCTTATTTCATCAATATTCATTTTTCCTGAACCAATATTGATTTTATCGATTTCAGCTTGCGTTTTTTCATCAACCACACGTATTTCAGTGGTGTCAAATTTAAATTCACGGTTCACATCTTCGTGTTCGTTATTAAACTTGAAATTCAATTCCGCACAAACACAAGTGATATAAGGTTTTAACGTTGAGAGATAATCAAGGTTTGCGTCAGTGATACTCATATTCGAAGTTTCTATACCGAATTTATGCAAAGGAATACCAAACACACCTGCTATCTCTCTTGTAGATGATTTATTTTCTCTAATAAGCTTTAAAACTTCTGTATCAACCTCTAATTGGTCAAATGTCATAGATTCATCTAAAACAACGACTTTACCAGCTTGTTTTGTCCCGCTAAAAGCTTTGTGAAACTCCTCTCTTGCTCTATTTCTTGCAGTCTTATTTTCCAGAACGCCTTTCATCTTCAATATACCGCCCGCATGCGTACCGTTACGTAAGAAATTATTGAGGAAATCCTTGCCGTTATTATCAGATTCAATAGTCCTACTTAAAGTATCTAGTAGTGATAAACCGTTTATACCGTCTAAGGAATAAAATTTAACATCTAGCATGTCACTGAATTTAATATTACGTTGAATTCTTCTACCGTTATCATCTACTCTTTGGTGAAAATAATAAGGTTGCCCTCTTCTGTCTGACTTCAATTCAACTTCTGAGGTTTTCCTAAACGTTAAATTTGTTGGTTTACCGATTTTATCGCGAGCAATCTCGACATATCCATGTGAAGTTAATAATGCGCTGGCAAATACAACTAACTTGAAAATATAACCGTTATACATCGGATTAGGACGATTGTTCAATAGGTTTACAATCTTATTGCCATAATCAATTTGTCCATTCGATATTAACCTAATTGGCATACGTGCTAAATCAGATGCAATCATCATAACTGCAGTAAATATATCGCTATGTTTAATAGCTTCTATACCCTCATATTCGCGTAGTTTTGTTCCTTGAAAGCCAGGTAACGTTTGTACCATCATTTGCAAATCTTCTTCGTTGTATTTTAAATCACGCATTTCAGTTTTATAAAAAATACCCAAGATCAATGCCTCCTTTCTTGATTGCTTTCATGGTTTAATATCAATGAAATAACTATTAAAATAATGCCAGTTGCTAGCAATCCCATGTTCTGACTAAAAGTTTTATATATAGAGATATTCACAATACATAATCCTAATAAAAAAAGGATGCTAACTAAATTAGCAACCAATAAATGAAAGACATCAGTTATTTTATTTAAATTCATACTGTCACCACCTTTAAAACCCAAACTCTTCACTTTCGTATATTTTTGTCCAATCTTCTTGGAACTCATGCATTCTTGCTTCAGTAAAAGCAGTTATTATCGAAATAATAGGGTCTATTTTCTGTCTATTAATTTTCTTATTGATTTTTACATTATCCTCTCCATCTCGAATCAAAATAGCGTTATTGACTGCTGTTGTAAGTAATGTATTATCACTATGTTGTATTCTTTTGTCTGCAACCCACATTCTAAATTCTTTGATCGATTGCGATAACGCTTTAAAACTCTGTCCCACTTCAATAAGCGGCCAATCTAAATGCATAGATTCAATGGTTGTAACAAAACTTTGAGCATTCCACGGGTCATAACAGACGGCTTTTACGTTTAAATCATGCGTTTCTATAAAATCAATAATGAATTCTATAACTTGTTTATAATCTATCATTCCGCTTTCTGAGCGAGTTGTTTCTGCTTCGCCTTTTTCAATCACTAAATTATAATTTATTTTATCTCTTTTAATCTTCTGTTCTAAATTAGTTCTTAAACCTATAAAAGAATGACTATCTAAAAACACACTTTTATTATCAGTAGGGAAAATAAAACCTACAGAGGTTAAGTCGTCCAGCCTTGATAAATCGACTCCTATATAAACATCTTTACCTTTGATATCAGGTGTATTTGTTACTGCTTGTTCCCAATCTGTTATGTCAAGAAGACTATCTTCTCTTTGTGCTTGCCACAGATTAAAATTTTTAATTAATATTTTGTGATACGACGTACCTTTTTCTAATTCATCTTGTATATCAGACTTAATATTTTGTAGAATTGTTTTTCTATGCTCTTTCGATTCCAAAAGTGGCATGGCTTTTATCCACTTCGCTTCATCTTGAACCTCGTCTTGCGAATCCATTTCAGCACAATATACAAAATAATTATCAGCTTTAACTTTACCTTCTAAAATACGTCTAATATATTTGTACTCTTGATACATTTGACTGTTCAAATTATCCCCAGCTGTTGAAACAAGCAATGTCAAAGGGTTCTTTTGCAATGTCATACCCGTTTTAAACCTTGAATACATTTCATCGTCTGGCATACTTGCTAATTCATCTAAAATAGCAACTGTAGGGTCTTTACCATCAACCGCATCTGGGTTATTGGACAGAGGCGCAAACACCGAACTACTTAATACATCTTCAATGTCCGTCTTTCTTACGTCTGTTTTTTCACGGATAAGCTTACTTTTACTACGCATTAGGTTTACTTGTTGACTTGCCATCTTGAATATTGTTTGTGCTTGTTTATAAGTTGATGAAGCTACATAAATCTGTCTGTTGAACTTAGGGTATTGTCCGAAAAGTAATTCGTTTACAGACATACCAGATACAATCAAAGATTTACCTTGTTTTCTAGCCATACTTATGTAAGCTTTAGTAAACATCCTGTACTGACCTCTACGCCAGCCGTACAAACTACCAACAATAAACTTTTGAAATTCCATCAGTGGCATAGGTTCGTTTGTTTTGGGATCTGGTAGCATTTCGACAAATTCAATCGCTTTATTAGCCAAACGATTGTCCCAATAACAACCATTCGGCGGATTCTTTATAAAAGAAAGGTGACGTTTACACACTTGTATGTTTTTCTTACTTGCTAATATTTCACCTGAAACCACCTTTTTTGCATATTGAGTAACATAATCTATCATTAGTCATCACTCGCAAATTTCATATACGGGTCATCGTCTTCTTTTTCTTCAGGAACCATAATACGCAATCGACTATCGATAGTTAAACCTAAAGTATTAGCTGTTTGTTGCATTCGAATACCCGCTTTTTCTTTAACGTTGAACGCTGGATTGACCTTTTTGTTTCCTCTGTCGTCTTCTAACATCAAGTCTTCACGTTCTAAAATTAAACTTGCTTTAACAAAATCGCTATAAAAGCTACAATATTGTGCTAATTGCGCTTTATCTAGGTTTGAAATTGGCAATTCTTGCATGTGCGGTACAATTCTTAGGTATTCTTGTTTCGCTACTTCATCTAAAAAGTGTGGTGGTTCAGTATCAATTTTAGAAAATTTATTTAATTGAGCTTCTTGACGCTCTTTTTCAATAATTTCTTCTTTTGTATAATTCTTATTCGAATTTGACAAAAGCTTCTTCGGTCTACCCGCCATAAATTAGCACCTCCTATTAAAAAACTTAAATAAAGGGAATTCTTCGTTAGTATATATGGGCATCGTTTTGCGAGGCTATTATTACCACCCCCGTTATTTGATGCGGGGGACTTCCCTTCGTTCCTTTTTCGTCTTTTTGTTGTGACATTCAAAGCACAAAGGCTGCAAGTTTTCCTTTTCCAACCGTTTTGACCAATCAACTTTTGTTGGAATAATATGGTCAACCATTTGCGCTTGTCGTCCACACAATCTACAAATATAATCATTTTCCATCAGTACGATTCCACGCAATCTCTTCCATTGACTTGAGTTATAAAATCTTACATACTCTGGATCGTTTCTACGTCTCACATCATTGTAATTATCATTTACATATCGTTTGTGTTTATCACAATAACTTTCATTATGATTAATCAATGTGTTACATGTTGGATGACTACATCGTTTCATGATAGACAATGTACATCACTCCTTGTTCACTTTCTTAACATCTTGCATATTCACCTGTCTATCGTCTTCATCATTGCTAATTAATAACAAATTTCCTATTACTCCATCGACATAATACTCACTACCATGTAACAATACTTTGTCGCCTTGCTTTATACCATTGTCCACATCGATAGATTGATTAGGTTTGTTCATCATAATAGCGTTAACACTATGACCAGCTATCGCATCTAAGTTAATACCTAGCACGTTAGCTAGGTTAGCTATATTCCATAACGATTCGCTAAGTTCGTTTATCATAATTCCTTTATCTATCGGCACATTACAAAACATATGTTGTTTAATTAGATCTGTGACATTACCTGTAGATTGAGATAATCCTAGACCGTAACAAGTAATAGATTCATTTAAATTCAATTCATCATTGTGTGTACGTGTAGCTATCTCTTGGTACTTTGATATCTCCATTCTCCACCTCTTGTTTATAAAAATAAAAACCCTCACTTAATGTGAGAGTTCAAAAGAAATATAAATGTTTTGCTACACAGCAATTATAATAAAAAACAATATGTAGCATCAAAATTAGTCCGAACTGTACGATGTGTCCGAACTGTACGATGTGTCCGAACTGTACGATGTGTCCGAACTGTCGGTTTCTTGTTGCAAGTTATAAAGTATATTTACTATATCTTTTACTCTAGAATAAAAATTGTCTCTGCCTATATCAAGAATGCTCATGATCCTATTATGGCTTTCTCGTTGTTTTAACATTTGTAAAATATGATAATCTTTTTCATTCGTGATGTATTCTTCATATTCATCAATGAACGCTATCTTCTTAATCAAGTAATCGTACTTTCTAAGCGCTTTGTTTTTGTTTATAACTTTCACTAACACTTTATTGCTAGTCGTGCCTTTAGCTTTTGGCATCGCAGATTGATAACCATATTGTGCAATTGATGTACTTTCGTTATCGTAGACTTTACTGTCTATTATGTTCTTCATCCACTTGTAGTTATCTATCATTTCACGTATTTCTTTCCTGTTATACATGCAATACCTCCGATAATATAAATTACTTTTTAATATCGTTATTCATTCGCTTCAATTCAATCCTGTATTCTTCTAACCCGTTGTATCCTTTAGTTTTAACTACTTCATCAAGTAGATAATCATTCATATATCTGAGTGCTTGTATCTCTCTTGCACGATCACTATTAATACTGATACAAACTAATAGCAATATAGCAAATACAATAGTCATAGTAATCCACATCATTTAAATCTCCTCTTGTTTAAATTAATAATAATTCTTTCTTTTATCGAAGTTCTGTTTATTTTAAACTTTTGACTAAACTGTTCTTCAAATTTATCAAGATAAAGATTATAATCGTTTATTTTTCGTCGGTACTCTGAAGTGATAAAACTATCAATATGATTATAAGCTCTATTTTCATTCATTTTATTAATTATATTTTTTAAATAAGATATATCTTTTTGATATTCATTTATAATAGCAATTGTTTCCATAACAAAAGAAGGATTAAAAAAAATCTGATTTGTACTAAATTCATTGTTGAAACTCATCTTAAAATCTTCCATTGCCTTAACTCTATTTGATAAATTAATCATTTGTCTAAATCCAATAACATTTTCATACGCTTTTTTACTTTGCTTATCTAAATTATTAAAGACTTCAATATCAAAAAAATCTAAAAATTCATGCTGTTCTGTTGGAATAATATAAGCTCCAATCATCTTTTTAGCCTTTTTAAAACAATCTAAATATATCGGATATATTTGTTCTAAATTGATTTTTTTACGTTGTAAGTTAGAATCTGTAAAATACCTAAAAATCTCTTTAACTGAATAAAGCACAACACCTCCTGCTAAAGTATATATGCTTCCTATTATTTGCTCGTTCATTTTTATCTACCTCTTTATAATATTTTCTGAAAAGGAATCTATAATTTTATACATACCAAAAATTCCTAATGCATTTATTATCACTCCATCATCAATAATATATATGGATATTAAGAAAGCAAACAGCAAAACGATCAAATCATAAATAAATATTCTCATTATTCACTCACCTCCGCTCGAAAGACGTAATCACTCGGCGCCTCTACATCATCATTAGCCGTCATCATAATATATACTTGCTCAGTTACATACTTACCTAGCTCATACATTGCTAATAAGAATAATAGTCTTAATATTTGTTTAACCATCATTTACCTACCTTCTTCACTTCGTATAAGACTGGATATAAATTTAAAAAGTGTATTCTATAACCAATCGTTTTAACTTTTACTTTATCGCCTACTTTTAACCTAGCTTGTATGTCTGCGCTATCAAATTTCTTTTTGAATAATAAGTTAGAGTTTTCAATGACTTGCTTGTTGTCTAATACAATATAGAACTTGTCTTCTTTATCTTGTCTCTTGTTATATTTATCTGTAATTGTCCCTTGATGTACTTCTTTGTTTTGGTAACTAGCCACTGTATAGATAGGCGATATGACAACAAGCATCAGTGCGATTACGCCGAATAATCGCAGTATTCCAGCAATAAAGATATCGAACCAATCCATATTTTTAAGTTTTTTAATCATCATTGTCATCTCCTGTATCAATCAAAAAAAGTACCTGTCTCAACATACTCTTTAACTGTTGTTCATTTAGACTGGCTAACATAGGGCTGTAAAATTCACTATCTTCATCTTTAACAGTTTTAATAAAACAGCCTTCAATCTCAGCTTTTTCTTCTGGCGTTCCATTTTTATACGTCTTAAATACCTCGGTGTGCTTTTCTGGTAATTTCATTTTAGGTGTATTAAACATTATTATCTCCCCTCTTTAATGATTTTATTTCTTTTCGAACAAAGAACCTAATACTTCTTCACTAGGTCTTTCGAATAAGGTCACTTTAGAATTATTAGTGTAGTAAACAATAGGTGTATTTTGTGACTCGTACTTCTCTTTCGCTTCTTCTTTACTCTCCGCCTCAACAACTGTAAACGTCTGATTATCTCTAACAGCAGTAAAATGTTCATGTGGTTGTCCTGTTGAATCTTTGAATGTTGTGACTAAGTATTGTGTCACTTCTCATCACTCCTATTTATTTGATTTCAAAATCAACTTCTATTGGAATAACAACGATTTTATAACCTTCGTACAATCTTTTGAGTTCATCAAATATTTGGCGCAAACCAATAACATTCATATTTTTACCCTGTAAAATAAATATCTCCTTGTTCCAACCACGATATATAATTTTAGTGCGTTCTCTCACTTCCCCAAAACCTCCTTGACTCGATCTAAGATGTCTTTACACGTATCCTTTTCCTGCGTCTGCTGTTCCATCTTGTCTTTCATGATTCCTTTTCATTTTCTTTTTGTATGCGTCAATGAGTTGGTCGATAGAATAGTAAGTATTGGCGTACAAAAACGGCATTATTAAAACTTGTACAATGCTATTATCAATACCTTTTACAAATTGTTCTGTTAGTGTATGCATTACATGAACAAAATAAACTGAATGTAGTTTAGGTAAAGTAACTTCATTTTCAATCAAATCAACCATAACCTCAGTAGTTTCTTCCAAATCTTCTTCATCAACAATAGTCAAAGTTAATTGCAAACTGAAAGCTAAGTAATCAGCAATCTCATCTAATTGTGTATCTAGTGGCTTACCTGGTTGTTTCTTCCAATTTTTAAAAAACTCAAGTGTGTTAATCCACTCTACAAATTCAATAATCATACTAGCTACTGTGTCATTTAAATTTCTAGTTGGTATTCTATCGTCGAACTCCTTTTGTATTTGTAATAACTCTTGTAACTGATCAATTGTTAATGTGTTAGTCATTTTCCTGCTCCTCCTCATATTTATAGACAACTTGACCCGTCATAATCCCTACTGCTTCATCAAGATAAATATCTTCTTTGAGTGCATCTTGCATAGCATTAGGTAAACCCTCAAGTATTTCATCAAACGCTTGCGCTTTCTTATACACGTCTTCAACCTCTTTTAGTAATCCCTCTGTGTCATTACCGTTATAGGCACTAGCACTGATAATTGATTGTTCAATTTGTTCGCGGTTATTCATCATTTCCATCTCCTCTAAAATAAAGTTGGTTGCTTCTGCTCCTCGTATTCCAAACCATGTTGCTTTATATATGTTTCAAGCTCTTTCGATGTATCAAATGTCTTTTTCACGCCTTGCCAACCTGGCACGATATGCCCGTGAAAGTAATAAGTGCCATTTACTACATGGATATGTGCCACTCGCTCGTTATCCTGATACAGATATCTCTTAGAGCCGAAAAATTGGTTTAAGTATTCTTTGCGTGCATTATCTGTCATGATCTACTTCTTAACTTTCACGAATATGTCGTTTTCCATCGGGTAGCACGCATAACGTCCTCTTGGATGCACTTGTGGCACATTAAACAAATGTGGCTTCTTTCTTCTTAGCTCAGCCTCTTTACGTCGTTGCCTAGCCATTTCACGTTCTTTGCTCTCTCGCTCCATGATTTTGGATAACACAATTTCTTTATACTCAGCTAAGCGCATACCATAAGGTGCATGTAAGGCTTCTAACAACGCCCAGCCACCTCGTACTCTTTTTGCAACCATTCCTGGAGTTAAACCATTCTTTTTTATCAATTCATTTTCATGTTCGGTAAATTTATATGGTTTACCGTTAATCTTTACGATACTCATTTATTCCACCTCTGTATTTATCCTGTGTTAAAATTTTTAAAGCTCATGTTTTTTTCTCCGGATGTTATTTATCCTAAAAAGTATTAGTGTGTCTTTTTGGTCGTTTTTCGCCCTATATTCACGAGCACTAATGACCAAAAGCTCTTTTTGCTCTCTCAGATAATTCTTGTCGTCGCTCTTCAGACATTAATTTTCTAAAACCTATTGCGCTTTTAGGTAGTTTCGCCCTAACCAATACCGCAGTCCCAGATTCTAATCGTTCCAATACCTCTACATCATCGCCGTACAACTTTGTCATTCTAGTAATATGTGTCGGTACCGATGAGTAAGCAATCCATTCTTGATTTTCGTAATCATAGTTCAATGTCGTTTCTCGGTCTTCTCTTGAATAACCGTCGCTTACAGTTTTTGTTTCTTTGGTAATTCTTGCCATTTATTCCACCTCTATATTTACGTTTCTAATTTTTAAATTGTCATACTCTAGTATTTCGTTAGGATTGTTATATAAGTAATCTGCCAGCGCATCTTTTTCGTTATCCACATCACCAAAATGCTTATATTCAACTTCTGTAGGTATTCTTATATCAATCGTTGCGTTTATATATGCTTGTTGTTGCATTAGATCACTTCATTTCTCTTTTGCGTTCTCGTCTTGCTTTAATTAATTCCTCGTAAGTAATCCATGTTTTGCCTGTGTACTTAGGTGCTTTACATATCCACGTTAAATTCACATCTCTATACTGATATCTGAATATCTTCGCTTTGATGTTGGCAACTTCAGTCGCCTTACCTTTAACATCTAAAACTTCGACCAGTTTGCCATCCTTCCACAAAGAGAAATCAGCTATATACGTAATCGGTCTTTGTTTCCCAAATTTAGGTTGTAGTTCGAATTTCGGTTGTATTTCGATACGATCATAGTTAGTGCCATTCATATTACTTTCTAAATATTGGTAATATTCGCACTCTACTTTGCTATCAAATACAATTCCTTTGTACTCAACTTTCTTAGCGTTGTATTTACTCATCATCCACCTCTAAATATCAAATATCGTTGCTTGTAAACCTAGCTCTTGCTCATATAGAAGCCCGTGAGCGCCCTTGAATCGTTTTAGGTCACTATCAGTCATAATTTTCTTTTCGTCGCTGAAATGGGCTCCTGTGAGCGAATAAACTTCATTTACGTTGTCTTTATACTTGATGACCTTAATATCTTCCGTGCCATCTTCTCGGTATAAGTAATATTTTTCTTTCGGCATTTTTAACACTCCTTAATATTCGACGATTGCGGGTCTTTCTTCTTTTTCTTTCAACTTATCATCAATAAGTTTTTTAAGTTTCTCTTGGTCTCCGTTTGCAAAATCAATCATCTTTTGAGCATATACATCTCTACAATGTAATATTTCTTTTATATTTTGTTTTGTGATTACCACGCATCTCGCTCCCTGAAATCGTCTCCGATTACTCTTACTTTTCTTGCATTGTGTTTCATTCTTGAATTGATACGTTGCCAGTTCATATTTTGATTTAGTTCTTTATCACTAAAGTTAGTTGTAAAGATGTTGTTTTTACCTACTCTGTTATCAACAATGCTGAAAAGTTTATTTAAAGTGTGCTCTGTGTTTTCTACACCCATATCATCTAGTACAAGTAAATCAATATCACTTAGCAATCTGACTAGCTCGTCTGTAGTTTCAACTGCATTTTTGTTGTATGTCGCTTTGATACGATCCATCAACATTGGTATGTGCATAAAAGCAACTGTATGCCCTTTAGATTTGACTGCTTTTGCGATAGCGTATGCTAGGTGGCTTTTACCAGTTCCATATGAACCTTGCAATATTAATGATTTTGGTTCTTTTGTAGAGAAACCCTGTACATACTCTATTGCTGTTTGTTTAGCGTGTACTTGTTTTTCATTTTGTGGCTTGTAGTTTTTGACTGTTGCATCTCTTAAAGACGGATTAACGTTTGATTGATTGAATATGTTGTTTATCTTCCGTTGCTTGTTTCGCTTATATTCCTCATAGATTTCACATTTGCAACCGTCTTTATACTCGTAACCATTCGGGTGTTTTTTAGTAGGAGCAAACTTATATAAGTCGTATTCACTTCCACATCTCTCACATTTCAATCCTTTTTCGACATGAGTAGGTTGATATTTTTTCAAGCTTTCGTTTATCTTTTCGCTGAATAGTGGTTTCATAATATCCCCCTAATCCCAATAACTTTCGTCGTACTTCATGCGTTCCAATTGATCCGTGCCAGTTGGTTGTATTTTTTGATTGAGGTACCCCTCAAATTTACTGCCAAAAAGTGTTTCTGGTCTAAGGTATTTATCGCTATCCGTGTTTAACCATTCAGCTGTTTTGATATCAATCACCTTTTTAAAATCCTCCAACCTAAAATCTTGATTCCATCTTGCTTTAATAAAATCTTTTGTTTTAGCTGTATTATGTTTAAAATGCTTTCCTGCTTTTTTATTTAAGTATTCGATAATTTCTTTATAGGGAATGGAAGACACCGTCGGGTTGCCCGACAATATACTTCCTTCATTATTAGTATTGTTATTATTAGTTAAATCATTATTAGTACTATTATTATTAGTAGTATGCGATTTACCATTAACGGTTTTTCCATTGTTGGTTTTACCGTTAACGGTTTTTCCAACGTTGGAAAATCGAATGTGGTGCGGTTGCTCATATACTAAGTACTCATAACCATTTAACCTACCACTTTTATCACGTTTTCTACTACGTTGAATGTATCCAATTTCTTCCAGTTCCTTGATTCCACTCTTTAAACCGCTAAGTCCATCAGTTGAATGTTGCTCTAGTTCTGTTTCGTAAATTTGCCAGTTATCAGGTCGACTTAACAAATAAAGTAGAATACCTTTAGCCTTCCAACTTATATTAGAATCATGTATAAAATCTTTGTGTACTGTGACAAAGTTACCTGATTCTTTGTAAACTCTAAATGTTGCCATTTCGTTATCTCCTTTCTGGTATAATTTTGTTATCGCTACTGCGTTAGATTGGGGGTGAATAAAATATGGAAAAACCTTATATGTTAACATATGATTTAAACTCACCCGGACAAAAATATGAGGAATTGAGAAATGTTATAAAAAAGGAAATTTCTAATGGTCATTGCAATTATTGGAAATCTTCATTTTTATTCCGTTCTTCTTTATCAACTTCAGAAATGATAGAAAAGTTGAAACCTTATCTCGATTCTGGAGATAAGCTGTTTGTTACAGAAATAGTCAATAACAAACAAGGGTGGTTAACAAAAGAACAATGGGATTTTATCAACCATAATATTTTTATTTAGGTTCTTTTATTGAATCTTTTGTTATATCAGGAAAACCTTTAGAATCCTCAGGGGTAAATTTTTTAATTTTTTTAGCGCTTCTAATCTCTTCCGCCAAGATGACGATTAGGAGTGCTATTTTTATTATTCTTAGTCTATTCATTCCTTTTTCTCTCCTTTCAGCATTTTATTGAGCCTCTCATCAACTTTTATCCACGAGTCATGCAAGTGATATTTATCATCAAACGACTTAACGCCAATCGCATGTTGCTGGTTATGATGTTCGCGACATAACGCTAATACATGTTTGTCATAGTGATTCATCTTATTTCTGTTCATGCCTCTGCCGACTGTTTCATAATGTGCTAGGTCTGCGTGAGGCTTTCCGCATATAATGCAATGACGCGTAACAGTTGCCCAATAAAGATAATTTTTATCTTCTTTCATCAATTTGCTTGTTTTATAATTTAATGGAATCGCATTTGTAAAAATCCACTCAAACATCGCATCTATAATTTGCTTAGCTATAGTTCGAGAACAATTTGATAAAGATATGCGTTCTTCATAGCCATACAGAAACTTCACATAATCTTGGAACATTTGCCTCATATAATCTCGAGGTTGTCCTGTATGAGCTTCTATATCGTTACACAATGCGAATATCAATTTGCGTTGCTTGCCAGTGATAGAATTTGGATCTACCACTGAGCAATCAACATCAATTGGCTGGTTCAAATCTAATATCTTGATAGCTTGTTCAGGTATCTCTATACCGGTAACAACTACATCATATAAACCATTGTTACTTTGTTGGTATTTGATAATTTGCGCCACTTAATCACACCCTAGAAAGGCAAATCGTCATCAGATATATCAATAGAATTATTAGTATTTTCAAACGGATTATTATTCACATTAGAGTTGTTAGAACTCTCATTGTTATCGTTTTTTTCGTTTTCTTTAATTCCAACTTTTTCATAAACTGCTGTACCTTCAAATTTCCAAAACCTTTTTAAAACCGTATTCCATTTATCTGTATAATCGTTATGTTTTCGTTCTAACTCAATATTGATTGGTTTACCTATTACATCTCGTTCAGTAAAGTTAAATTGACCATTATTGTCATTAATGCCAATTGCCTTCAAGAATGTGTATAACCAGTTTTTGGCGAAGTCGTTTGAAGTATCACCGTTTGCATAGTGAGTGAATTCGCCTTCTTCTTTATGAATAAACGTGATTGCAAATTGTGGATGTCCGTTTTTCGAATTTTTACTTTCGAAGTTTTTGATTTTTACACTGTATGATCCTGGTTGCATATAATTTCCTAATTCTTGTGCGCCTTGTAAATTTAAATTGAAGTTCATAATTAATTACCGTCCTTTTTAGTTTTTTATTAGTTTCCGTTTTGTGCCATATCTATAATTTTTGAAATTGAAGCATTTTTAATACCTGGATTATTGATTGTTATTTGCGGATTATGCCTAACTTTAGTTGTATATAAATTAGAAGGTTCTACAGAAAATACATAGTCGTGTGTCGCGTTTCCGTCCTCATCTGTATGATCTTCTATAAATGTATGTCCTATAATGTCGAACTGAGTTACTAAGCTATTGTGTATTGCCGGTTGTACTTCAATTGATATTCTAGGGTTAATAATTTTTCCGTTCTCATCTTTATCTTCTGAGTTAAGCCCTTCATGTCCTGTAAGTACAACGTGAAATCCGAGCTTATCTTTAACCTTTAATAGGTGCCTAATCGAGTTAACGATTAATTTAGATGTTTCCCCATAATCTTGTATTCTCGCTTTTTTGACTTGATGTGTATTCATTACATGAGTTAGCGTTATATCTCTTAATTTTTGAGCTGTTTCAATTACAACCACATCAAGTAACTTTCCTCTTTGTCTAGCTGTATTTACAATCGATTCAATACTCGCAATTGTGTTTCTAAAAGCAATGTAATTGTCGACTCTCTTCACAAAACCTTGTCGCGTTACTTGAGTACCATCTTCGTGAATATCGATAATAAAAGCGTTGTTTTCTCTAGTGGCTAAAGTCGTCTTTCCGGTTCCTGATTTGCCATATACCATAATTGAATAATAGTTCTGAGTATCTTCGTTAATTTCTTCAATACCTAGTTCTTGTAAAATGTCTTGTTCCTCACTCATCACTTAATCACCAAACTTTCCGTTACCTTTAATTCAGCGCCCGGAATATCTTTGCCAGCTTTCAAATCATCGATTAGTTGCTTAGAATTAAGCTTTGGCGCTTGTGATAGCCAATAATCCTTTGGAATAAGTTTTTCATCGATAATATTTTTACTAGCCCCGTTTTTGCGCTTGTAAATATGATTAGTAGCTGTGCGGTAACTATCTACTTCCTGTGTTTCTAACATCTCTTTTAAGTAATCTCTTAAACGATCAGTTAAATTTTGTTTTTGTTTTTTTAAATTTTGAAGTCTCTTAATTTCTTTATCTATGACATCTATGTCACCTAAAGTTTCACGTCTCCAATTGACAATGTTATCTACTTTGACGTTCATTTCTGCTTTGATAGAATCTAATGTATCTTTTAGTAATGTTGGATCTAATTCATCTTGATTAGACATCTCTTTAAATGCTTCTGATAGCTCATATAGATTAGCCATTAGTTAATCCCCCTCTACCATTTCATGACTAAGTTAATTAGTCTGTCCTGTTCATCTGTGTTCTCTTCAATCCATTCATCTATCGCTTGGTTAAATAAGTCTGATGCCATATCTAAGTCATTCTCATCTACGACATAAGCATGTTTGATTGGTATGTTGTTCATATCTTTAACTTGTATTGATATGCCCATATGACCTTTTAAAATGCATAGCTTAAAATCGAATCCGTTAACATGAATATTTTTGCGTATGATATCGCCTATTTCGTAATACATCTTGACTTCCTCCATTTTTCGTTTTATATTTAACTTGAAATTTTTCTTAAGTGCTTGATACTGTTACTTGTTGTCGCAAGTAGCAGTTTTTTTATTATTTACAAATTCTTCTAAATCTTTTAAAGCTTGTTTATATCCCTTGTCATATGCTACTTGTTCAGAATCTCTTGAATATTTAGGAATTTTTACATTGTCGTATTCACCGTTTAAATAACGATTAATTCTATCTCTCTTCCGATCAGTAATTCTTCTTGAACCATTTCTTAACTTAATAAAATAAGTATCAGAGAAACCTAGCAAATATCCTATTTCTCTCACCGTTAAATCTTTTTCTTTCCTTCTCTTGTCAACTTCTTCCATCAAGTCTTTATCTGACATCTTTTCATTCTCCCTTGTTGTCATAAAAGTATTCCTTATAGAATATGAATGTTGCGATACTTGCGAATCCCGCAATTGACCATGCTGTAGTGAAGTATAGAAACGGCATAAGTACAATTGCTAAGACTGTGAAGCATAGCACTGCTACTAGGTAGCTTTTATATGTGTCGCTCATTTAATATCCTCCTAATACCATTTTTTATGCTTTCTGATCAAATACTCTTCCAATTTAGAAATATTAATCAGAGTGCCTGTTGGTGAATAATCAATGTATAAATTTTCTACACCTAAATTATCTTTGCGGTAATATTTCAACCAGTTGTATACTGTACTTCTACATACTCCAAACAATTGATGGATTTGTGTAGGTGTTGCGTATAACTTTTTCACAAATTTTTCTTCGCCTCTATATGTATTTTCTGGTGTTGGTGGTACTATGATTTTTGGCATTTCTATCTTTCCTTTCGTGTATAATGTTGTTATTTGCTAATAGTTTGTTCGGCGAACTTCAAAAGGCGACGAGCAGATTCAGTAGAATTTTCAGCATCTTTCGGTATGGTTAAAGATTTGTTGTTTAGATAGTCACTCAACGCCCTGCTACTAATCACAGGTTTTCTAGTGTGCTTCTCAATCTTCCAAACCTTCCACGTCACAACTGCCATTGTGATGAGGAGGGTTGTTTTATACAATTTGTTCACTGTGAATCCTCCTTAAAAAACAAACTTCTAAATCCTGATTTTTCATATCTACCGGGTCTGCCTTTTTCACTCTTTGCATAATGCTCTATGTTTATGTCGTAACCACCTTCGTAATTTCCGTTTCTAGTTACCCATAAAAATTTAACTACTCGTTTGCTCTTCAGCTCTCCACCTTTATAAATGACTAATGGAACGCTGTTTTCATCTTTCACTTTGATGACAATTAGATCTTTGTGTCTGATATTTTTGTTGAACTTTTTTAAAATCTCCCTCATCTCATGAATTTTTTTCAATATTAATTTCATTACTTTTTGAATGTTCATTTGTTATATCTCCTTTCGTGTATAATGTTGTTATCAACCTAAGGAGGTGATATTGGTGTATATTGATCCTTTAAAAATGTTCGTTTATCTATTAATAACGCAATTAATAATGTTGAAATTTCTAGAAGCATGGCAATTAAACAGTCTTTAAAACTTAAGTACCAATTAGATATAATTAATAAAAATAACTTAAATTTATTTTCTAACTTCAAAGTAGACTTTCATCTAAACAACTTAATTGAAATGAATTTTAATTTGCGTAATTCTTTTTCTTCTCTAACATTTCAAAGAAATTTATTTTCTGAAGATGCGATAAAATCTTTTAAGGAACTCTATAGGTTTGATGATGAGATAGTGCTTCAAGCACAACAGACCATTAGAGATTTTTATATCAATCCAACTGCTATCTCTACTTTGGCTGAAGCCATCAATTCGACCTATCCAATAAATGAGCAAGGTACCTATAAAAGAAACGATAAATTTGTCAATCGTATCAAAAATGATTTTCCACATCCTTTCAAACAGTTAATAAGATGGTCTAATGGCATTGCGGCGGGTGCTGACATTCAAATCTTTGTAACAAACTATATAAACGAGAACGATTTACATATTCAAAATTCATTGATAGTTGCTATAGTTTGTTTATTAAGTTTTTTATCGACCTATTGTTCACATTCTAAAAAGTAATAATAAGGTCTAATTTAGTTAACCTTCTTTAACAACTCTGCAACTGCTCGCAACAGTTCAGGGTTGTTGTTTCTTTCTAAACAGTAACTAGCATGCTTTAGTAATTTGAGTTTTAATTTATTTCTTTCTTTCGCAATTCTAAATTTTTGTAACATTTGTTGTTCCTCCTATTAAGATGTTTGTTCGATTGTTGGCAGATTATGGTTATTAATCCTCTGGTTCAGGCACTAAATCAAAGTGTTTTTCAATCTCTTGCGCCGCCCATTTCATAACCTCTTCTAAGTGTTGTTCTCTACTGACTTCTATAGTTTCGATTTTGCCTGCTTCTTCGATCGTGTGTGTATATGTTTCTGACGTATTGCTAATCTCCATATTCAAAATGTAATGAATGTATGCGAGTAATTCTCTTTGTTCTTGTTCCATCTCTGATTCTCCTTTAAATTTCAAACTGGCTAATATCTACACCGTATTTAATTGCCATACTCTTAATCACTGAAATGTAAATCTCAATCAATCTAGGTTCATCCGTAATCACATCTAATTTTGACAACTTGTTAATCTGTGTCTTCGTCGCACCATTCGCTAGCATTTTGCCTTTGCGATTCTGCATACGGATTTTTAAATTACAACGTCCTTTTTCTTCTAATACTTTGTAAGCTTCAGACTTAACTTTTTGGTGCATAGCTCCGCCACCTAAATGTTGCGCAATCGCAGATAACATTTTGTTTGTATCATTGCGCCAGTTTTTTGTTTCGATACCGACAATGTGACGAATACCTGTGATTTCTTGTTGCATTTGTTGGTTAAACTGTTCTTGGTCTTTTTGCGCTTTGAACATCATCTCTAATGCTTGCATTGGTGTTTGTGGTACATAAAGTTTTGCTTGTTGTTTAATGTGTTCATCCATTTTATGGAATGCGTCAACATAAGTTGCTGTGAACAAAATCCCTTTACTGCCTGTCATCTTGTTTGCTACTATGTCGCATCCTTTTTTGGTTAGTAGGTAGTGTTTAGTCTGACGATTATTTGCGCCTAAATAAGTTGATTCTATGAAGTAATCGTCAGGGCTCAACTTTGAGCTTTGCAAAATTACACTTCTATAATTTTCAACATCTCTAATTAAATTTTTATGTTCCTTGCCTACCATTTCCGCAACTTCTCTACTATCTACGTAATGTGTGTCGTTCTGTTCTATTATTTGTAATGCTTGCATAATGTTTATGCTCCTTTCGTGTATAATTTTGTTATCTCCTAATGGAAGGAGGTGGTATTATGAAAAACTACTATCATCTTTTGTCTTTCGATGATGATTTAGCTAATGAATCTGCTAATAACCTTCTCAAAGATGGTTGGGAGCTTGTTCACGTTGGGACAAAATTGACTCGGATTTTGGATAACGGACAAGCTTATTACAATACTGAATATGTTCTTGGTGGAACTAAGGAACAGTATGAAAAATACATTGCTGATTCTGAAAAAGCTGACAAGGATTTATTTAGCCAATTTCAACTTAGCGACGATGATTAGCTAAGTAATGTTGTTCTCTATCAATTAGGTAGAGAACTTCATTTATTTCAGCGTATGAAAGTTTAGTATTTTTAATTTCTGCGTTTAAGTTATCTTTTAATAACTTTTGCTCTTTGTTAAGTAAATTATTACCTGTTTCAATGCTATGAAGTTGCGGATTTACTACTCTTTTTATTTCTTGCATTTGTTGCGCCTCCTTATTATTCGAAATCTTCAATTGACAAGGTTTCAATTCGTTTTTGGTAACGATATAAATAAAAGTTCTTCAACATGTCATACATTCTGCTAGCTTCATCGTATTCACTCTCTTTTAAATCAGAATTAAGCGTTACACCAAAAGCTGATAATGTAAGTTTTCTAATGTGGTCATGAATTTCACTAGCGTATGCTTTGTAATTTTCATAACATCCTATTCCGTGTTGATATTTCTTTAAAGATAATGGATGTCCTAAGCCGAGATTGTCAGCACCTCTTAAACGTTCTGTATAAGCAAACTTTTTATTAATTTCATCAAAATCCTTATGACTGATTCTTACTTTATTGAAAATTGCACCTGAACTGATTGGTTTCTTGCCATTTATAGCTTCTCTAACTTCTTTCGCTATAATTTCCTTCAACTCTTCTTTGGTTAATGTGATTTGTTCCATGATGTCCTCCACTTTCTAGTTCATCAAACGTGAACTTTTTCTTTAAAAAAATATAAATGTATTTTTTCTACCGGTATACCTAGCAATTGTATAGCTTTCCATATTTCGCTATCTTTCCACCCAACTTTTCCGTTGAGTTTTAAGGATAAGCTTCTCTCGGACAACTTCATAGCAATAGCGAAATTGTACTGAGTGCCATACTTTTCAACTATCTTACCACTCAAACGCGAGTAGTCGTAACACATAAAAAACACCTCCTTTGAAGTTCATGTATCGTGAACTTAACTATACTTTACACCTTGTTTTGAATTAAGTCAACACAAAAATTCATGTTTTATGAACTTTTTTATTGAATTTTTGTTCAACAAGGTTTATTATAAAGTTATCAAACGGAGGTGCACTAAATGAGAGAAAAAGTTTCAAACAGACTAAAACACATCATGAAAATAAGAAATTTAAAACAAGTAGATATCATTAATAAATCGAAACCTTATCAAAAGCAACTAGGTATATCTTTAAGTAAAAGTACTTTGTCTCAATATATTAACGATGTACAATCTCCTGACCAAGATAGAATTTACCTACTTTCTAAAACTTTAAATGTCGGTGAAGCTTGGCTTATGGGATATGATGTAAATTCTTATCGCGTACCCGATGAAGAACGCCAAGAGGAAACTGTGATGTCAAAAATTAATAACATATCATCTCAGCTCACGCCTCCAAGACAAAGCAATGTACTCAACTACGCGAATAGTCAGTTAGATGAACAAAATAAAGTCACTTCTATAGATGAATATAAAGAATCTAAGTTAGTGTCGTATATTGCGTGTGGCGCAACTGGTGCTGGTATCGGAGAAGAATTGTACGATGATATATTACACGAAGAAGTATTTTTCAAAGAAGATGAAGCGCCATCAAATGCTGATTTTTGCATTTTAATTAACGGCGATTCAATGGAACCTATGTTAAAGCAAGGAACATACGCTTTTATTAAGAAAGAAGATTATATTAAAGATGGCACAATTGCACTCGTTGTATTAGATGGAGTAAGTCTGATTAAACGTGTAGATATATGTGAAGATTATATTAATTTGGTATCTCTAAATCCGAAGTATGATGATATCAAAGTTGCTTCGTTTAGTGATATTAAAGTAATGGGCAAAGTTGTATTGTGATTAATAGCTCCTATGTGGAGCTTTAATATAAAAGACATCTATTTCAGCAGTGTTTGAAAGGAAGTTTATAATGAAAATAACTAATTGCAAAATAAAAAAAGAAACTATAGTATATGAAGTTTTAACTAGTGGTAATCAACCATTCACTTATGAGTTACCTAAAGATTTATCGTCACATAATGCGCGTAAATACTTGGAATTTATTTCACAAAAAATAGATGGAGATAAGTTAACCAAAGAAGATTCATTATGATTTTACTAAATAAAAAAACGCCTACTAGTGTAGACGTTGAATGGTGGTGAGAACGTGAGCGAGAATAAAGGAGAAATTAGAAATGGCGAGTCCGGAAGTGATCAAAAATTAACTAGCGGTCAAGTTGAAAGTTTAATCCAAGAACCTAAGAAGAAATAATTAATTTTTTCTTATCGATATATAGATATTCTAATTTAACTTTGTTTTCAAAATCTAAATATGAATCATTGTATTCAGACAATGTTTTGAAGTCTTCGTAATTAGCATTAAATCTAGTATCAAGTAATATATTTCGATTGTGTTTTCTTGAATAGTTATCAAGGAATCCTTTTTCAATTATGTTACCTTCGAAATCTTTTACAGTTATGAACATTTTATATTTATTATCTTCATACTTTAATAGATGTACAGGTAGCGTTTCAACTTTTTTAAAATTATTACTTTTACGGTTATGATTACTAAAAATATTGTATATTTCTATAATTTTTGTATACACGAATTCTGTTAATATGATGATTATTAATATACTTACTATTAGTGCAGACAATGTTTTTGTAAAAGTTAATTTTTGAAATAGCTGATTTACGTTGTTTTGTCCTGAAAACAGACTAAGAGTTAATAAAAAAATAAAAACAGAAACTACAGAAAAGAAAGCGAGAATAACTTTCTTATTATCACTATCGAAATACACCAAATTCTTATTGGATAGAGCATAGTAAGTATAAAATCCTGGTATCCCAGTTGTTATTATCAATAGTAAAATTTGCAAAATATCACCTACTTTTTATTTTATTATATCACATTTAGTACCTAGTACTAAATTTTGGGTAGCCCACCTACCCTTATTATTTTTTACAAATTTACAGAACGTACGTTCTCTCAGGAGGTATAAACATGTGGATTGAAAAATTTAAAAACAAAAATAACGAAACTAAATACAGATATTACGAGAAGTACAAAGATCCATACACAGATAAATGGAAGCGCGTAAGTGTTGTGTTGAACAAGAATACAAAACAATCTCAAAAAGAAGCAATGTTTCGTTTAGAAGAAAAAATAAAAGAAAAACTGAACAACAAGTCGTCAAGCGAATTAAAAACTTTGACTTTTCACGCGCTATTAGATGAATGGCTTGAATATCATATAAAAACATCTGGCTTTAAAGTAACGACGCTTGATAATTTGAAAACAAGAATCAAAAACATCAAAAAGAACAGTTCTCAAAATTTACTTTTAAACAAAATTGATACAAAGTACATGCAAACATTTATTAACGAATTATCAAACGTATATTCTGCAAATCAGGTAAAGCGTCAACTTGGACATATGAAAGAAGCTATTAAATACGCCGTTAAATTTTACAATTATCCAAACGAACACATATTAAATAGCGTCACACTACCAAAGAAGAGTAAGACGATAGAAGATATAGAAAAAGAAGAAGCGAAAATGTACAACTATTTAGAGATGGAACAGGTAATACAGATACGCGATTTTATACTGAACGATAATAACATGCAGTATAGAGCTCGTATTTTAGTTGCTGGGGCTGTAGAAGTTCAAGCTTTAACAGGTATGCGCATAGGTGAGTTATTAGCTCTCCAAGTTAAAGATGTTGACCTCAAAAATAAAACGATCGATATTAATGGCACTATTCACAGAATCAAATGTAATGCTGGATTTGGTCACAAAGATACTACGAAGACCGCAGGTTCAAAAAGAAAAATCGCCATCAATTCAAGGATAGCAAATGTATTGAAAAAAATAATGTTAGAAAATAAAAAGATGCAACAATGGGAACCAAGCTATGTTGATAGAGGGTTTATATTCACAACTTGCCAAGGAAATCCTATGCAAGGCAGTAGGATAAACAAACGATTGTCCTCAGCTGCAGAATCATTAAATATAAATAAAAAAGTTACTACTCACACACTAAGGCATACACACATAAGTTTATTGGCGGAAATGAATATATCGTTAAAAGCAATTATGAAAAGAGTAGGACATACAGATGAAAAAACGACTATAAAGGTGTATACACATGTAACAGAAAAAATGGACAGAGAGTTAGAGCAAAAATTAGAAAAACTTGTGTACTAA